CCCGTTTAAACTGCCGAGACAGCCATACTCGAGCTGAGTTAGCTCTTGTGTATAGTAGCCGGGCGGTTCGATTGCTCCGTCCCCTACCACATGCCCCTTGTAGACTGCATGTGGTACGGGCGATGTCTTGCCTGCTACTTTGTCAGCCATGTCTACGCTGATCTGCTGAGTGGTCGTCTGGTCGCCAAACGTGAAAACATCTTCTTTGTTTGCATAAGCATACGGATCAAAGCACGTAAATTCAAAACTTGAAATGACTGATAGTCTGCCGCCCTCCGGTGTATCGGCATCGGAAAGTGTCCCGATGAAGTATTTATCCGGATCATCAGCAAAACTGATTTTTTTGTTTTCTCCGCTCAGAATTTGATTGAGCTTGTAGTAAATTTCCCTAAAACGTTGCGGTGTTTCTGCGTCAATTTGATATTTGACTGTGATTTTACGTGGCTCACGGCGTTTCTTCTGCAATGTTGCGCCGTCTTGATTGCCGACTGTCACGGTGGTTATGCTATAGCCGACCAGTTCACGCCCCGTAACTTGCAATGTGGTAAATTCCGGAATTGCCTGGTCAAGCGTCACGCCATCCACCGTCACCGCCTCAGGTGATAGCCATGTATCGCCTGTCATATCGTGGTTATTTAAATCGATAAAATCGTACATATGCTACCTCCTATCTGTTGCCGTACAAACGCTGATTGCGCGCCTGTCTGCGATTAAGCTCGTCTTCCAGTGGTTGTGCCGTAACCTTGGCGATTGTTTTGCCGTCAAGGTTAACGGGCACTTCCACGGTAATTGTGCTATGCATGTTGACATCTGCACTATACGCCTGCGCAAATGCCGTGCTGAATCCGTCTGTTGCCAATGCTGACCAATCGTTTGCCGGTTTGACTACTGCACAATCTGCCAATGCTTGAGCCGCTTTGGCTACCATGTCTTTGTTGCCTGTCAAACCGTTGGCAAAACCGGCAACCGTGTAGTAGCCGACCTGGTCACGCATGACGCGTGACGGGGAGTGAATGCCCAGTGCCGACTTGGCCGCTTTGAGTGCGCTTTTGGCCATGTGAGCGGCAGCGGAAACCGCACTGCCGATAGCACCTCTAATGCCTTTGACAAACCCCATGACGAAATTTCGACCGGCACTGAACAACGAGCTGGCACGGCTTCTCACGGCGTTAATTGCTCTGCCCATGCCTCTGCTGATGGCACTTATGACACCACCAAAAGCGCCACGGACAACACCGCTCAAAGAGCGCCAAATACCGCTGAATGCCGATTTGACGTCATTCCATGCGGCTTTCCAGTTCCCTTTGATAGCGTTGGTAATCGCCCTGATGATTTTTGCGACCGCATTGATGCATGCAGATACGATCGTGATCATAGCGTTCCATACGCCGGATACAATCACTTTAATACCGTTCCAGAAATCTTTCCAAAGTGTCTTGATAACGTTGGCCACGTTATTAATAACGGTTTTAACCGCATTGATAGCTGTACCGATTACGGTTTTGATCGCATTCCAAATATTGGATGCAACGTCTTTAATACCGTTCCAAAGCCCGGACCACCAATCGGTAATGCCGGACCATGCAGACTTTACGCCATTTACAACCGGTGTTACCACCGTACCGACAAAACCGTTCCATACGGAGGATGCGAAGCCAACGATGCTTTGCCATAAACCGCTGAAGAAGTCGGTAATACCCGACCATGCAGACTTAAAAAACTCGACAACGGGCGTTACAACAGTTGTTACAAAGCCGTTCCAAACGGTGGACGCAAAGCCGGTGATAGTTTGCCATAAGCTGCTGAAGAAGTCGGTGATGCCTTGCCAAGCCGACTTGACGCCTTCGACAACCGGGTTTACAACGTTATTGACAAAACCGCTCCAAACAGCTTGAGCTGCGCTTGTAATTGCGTCCCATAGTGTCTGAAAGAATTCCTTAAGCGCATCCCATAAATTCTTGAAAGCGTCAATCACTGGCTGAATTGATGTCAGAAAAGACTGCCAGTATGGCGATACTGCGTCAACGATAGACTGCCACAGATTGCCGAACCATTCCTTGACGCCACTCCATGCATTTTGAATGGCGTCTACGGCACTGTTGGCCATATCAGTGATTCCGCTCCAAATACCGCTGAAGAAGCTAGTGACACCGTTCCAAACGCCCTTGACTTTATCCGGTACGCTTGTTATGAATTCTGCTACAGCGTCCCATACGCTTGACGCAACCTCTTTAATGCCATTCCAACAATCAGACAAAAACGACGTGAACTGCGACCATAACTGCTGGCCTAATTTCGTTTTCGTGAAAAACAACGTCAGCGCCGTGACTACTGCTGCAATAGCAGCAATGATAAGCACCATAGGATTAGCAGCGGCGAAACCGGCAATTGCAGCACCTACTTTGGCAATACCGCCGGCAATCGTGGTAAGAACACCAACAGCTGTGCCGGCAACCTCGCCAAGTGCTGATATTGCCGTAACCAGTTTGCTATAGCCTGAGGCGACCGAAAGAATTGTTCCGACGACGCCCTTGCCTACTTTGACCGCTGACCACAACGCAAGCAAAACCTTTGCGGCCGTCATTACACCGTCCTTATGATTTTCGAGAAAATTGAAAAACGACATCAGTGCATTCTTAACGTCTGAGCAGACCTGCTTGATTGTCGGCAGTTCTTTTTTAAGATAACCAAGCGCCACTTCCGTTCCCTTCGAAACAACGGGACCGATAGCCGTGAAAGCGTCGTTGATAACATATTTTAAATTATCGAGCTGCTTTGCAATTGAGCCGAAACCTGCGTCGGAAAAGCCGTCGTTGATATACGTCAACATGTTAGACAGGTTCTTGACCACAGAATTTTTCAGGTTCTCAAAAGATGTCCCGATTCCGGCAGAGTTCTTGTGTGCAAGTGATGCAAATCCGTTCTGCGCCTGATCAAGCTCGATGAATTTGTCGTTGAGCTGATCGATGGTGATCGAGCCGTCTTGAAGTTTGGCGTACAAATCCATCTCAGCCGATTTGCCGGTCAGTCCGAACGAATTGGCCACTTTGCGCAAGGCAATCGGCATGGTTTCCATCAACGTGCGATACGACATCAGATCGACCTTGCCTGTGGATAACATCTGTGTATACTGTGTCAGACCACGGCTTGCGTCTCCAGCTGACGCACCACTTGCCAGAAAAGCATCATTGAGTGCTACCGCTGACTGTGCCGCTTTCGAAGCAGAGCCCGTCAGTGGCGCCAGTTGCTGAGCACTGGACGTGATTTCGTCAAGCGATGTCGGCAGACCGTCAATGCCTTTTTGCAGTATTTGCGAAGACTTGGCCACGTCACGTGTACTGTAGCCCAGTGCCTTCATTACCACTGGATACTTGTTCAGCGTATCGAAACGGCTGATTGCACCGCTCAGGCTGTCCTTGACAACACCCATGGCGGCACTGGTCAGTTTGCTTGCCACCGCAAACAGAGCACCGAATTTAATAGCGCCAATTCCTGTTTTTTCTGACGTTTCCTTAAGGCCGTCAAGACCTTTCTTGGCGTTTTCAAGCCCT